TTCCTGGACCATATATTGTACCGCCAGTTGCCTTTTGTAAAATAGCTGGAAGGAAGTCGTTGGCGCCGCCACTATTACCCTTATATGTTTTTCCTTCATATGTAAAGTATTGTCCAGATCCTAGTTTAAACTTTTCCATAATTGCACGTCGACCTTGTGCGCTTAATGTGCCATCTTTTTGTATATATTTATCGTAGGTATTGTCCTCAACTTGCTTTGCTGTTGATTTTGTTCCATAAACTTTATCTCCAGCATCTCCCTTGACCGCATTTACAACATCTTTAAGTGTTGCTCCACCCTTAATACTTTCAGCCATTGAAAGAATGCTCTTTGAGTCTGTTGCTAAAGAAGTATCTGCTAGTCCTGGTACATAGGTAGAAACTGTTGATTTTGGATGCTTTCCGCCTTGTACATATCCAGCTACTGACTCACCAGTTTCTTTATTAATTAATTTTCCGCCAAATATGTTCTTTAATTGACCAGCCAAAGTTTTATCGCTGCCCTTAGCATCTGCAGAAATTAATTTTGCAAGGTCTCCTAGTGATCCACGAAGTTGTGTTTCTGCTTCGGCCTTAGCCTTTTGATCGGAAGCTGTCTTAGTAGACATAGCTTGAATATTAATACTCTCTTTGACTAGTCGCTCATATTCATTCTGGTACTCATCAATCTTATTCATTCTTACAGTTGATGCTGCTGCATTGTTCTGTGCATTAGTTAGATTCTTTGCAACTTTGTCTGATTGAGCCTGAAGTCTTTCCTTAATTGCTAATTGTTCTTTTTCACGCTTAGCTCTATTTTCTTCAATAGCGTCGATTGCTTTTTGAGTTTCTCTTTCTCCAACTAATTGCTTAATCTTTAGCTGTGCCTGTGCTGCTCCAGCCATGTCGCCTGCAGCTAATTTATCAGCATATTCCATTTGAGCTTTTTGAATTTCAAGCGCTAGATTTTCTTTAGACTGATTTGCTTCAAGTGCCTTTTTACGTGCATCTGCCTCTTCATTAATCTTATCAATTCTCTTATCAATAAGTTTAATTTCTTCTTTAATTTGATCTTGTGTTTTTTGTGCAGCCATAGATGCTTTTTGTCCGCCTGCAGCAATTTGTTTTTGTAATGCAGAAATAGCTTTTTGTGAACTTGCAAGTATGCCTGTGCCTTTTCCAATTATTGATTGAGCTTTAACAATTGCACTATCTATTTGTGCTTCAAACGCAGCTATTGTTTGTGCTTGATCAGAACTAATATTTTTTAGATCTACCCTAACTCCGCTTAATAGAACTCTCCACTTTGCATATACTCCAGCAACATTGTCTGTTTCATTAAGTATTGCAGCTAGCTCTGGATGAGACTCCTTTAGGCTATTAACTTGATTCTTTGTTAAAGTATTCTCTGAGCCCCTTTTTAGATTTATATCATCTAGCAACTTAGACATAGCTTCTTGCTGTGTCATTAACTCACCGTTAGCCTTTTTAGTTTTCATTAATTTTTCAAGGCTTGTATCAAGTGTTGCCACAATATTGGATAACGATTCTCCAAGATCTTGCCCTGAAACCTTATCCATATTAGCATTTAATTTAGTAATCATTGCATCTGCTGCAGATGAAGCATCAACTATTTCTCTAAAACCCTTGCCAGATATTGCATTAAATGCCATTCCAGCTTTATCTGATGCAGATATAATTGCATAAATTTTATTTGTTGCTTCTTGCGCTGTCATTCCAGCAGCTACAAATTGCGCCTTTAAGTTTGTAGCAATTTCTGTGACTTTAGCCTGCTTATTAATATCTCCAGAAACATCTATGTTGCTAAATGTTGCCACAAGTTCTTTCTGGTTTTCTTTAGCATTTTTAATTCCTTCTTTAAGCTCTTTAATGCTTAATGTAAGGCCTTGTACTCCAGAAGAATTTAATGTCTCATATGCATTTTTAGCCTTAGCTCTAGTTAATTCTAATTGCTGATTAACAGACTTAATAGATTCAGCTAAATTATTATATTTAATTCCAGCTTCTTCAGCAGACTTTTTGGTAATTCCAATAGAGTTGCTTTGCTCTAATCTATTTTGCTCTTGCTCAGATTTAAACTTTTTAAATAGTGCTACTGCGCCAGCAATTGCTGCAGTTACTGCAAGTAGTGGTCCTACTCTAAATGCCATACCAATTGCTTTTCCAGCAAATCCAGCAAATCCGCCTACGCTCTTAAGTCCTCCAGAAATTTTTCCTAGCATTGCTGGAATTCCACTAAGAAGATTTGGTGCCATCATTGGAAGCACAGATGCCATCTGCATAATCATTCCAGCTTGACCGCCAATCATTCCACCAGCCATTTGCATTCCCATACCAATACCCATGCCAGCCATTGGTCCGCCAACCATACCTCTACCAACAAAACCCTTTTCTCTTTCTGATGCTAGTGCGGATCCAAATCTTATTCTTGCGGGTTGTGCAATATCTCCTTCTGCTAGATATTGTGGGACCATTCCGCCATTGTCCATATAAACAGATCCGCCCTCAGAGAATCTTCTTGAGCTGCCCCACCCAAATTGAAATGGGTTACTTGCTAGAGCAGAAGGATTTGGAACTCTTCTTAAAAATCCCATAGACTTAGCAAGCATTGAAGTATTCTTTTCAAAATCAACATCTGTAAAATGTGCCCACACATTTCCTTTGCCAAACTTTTCTGCTAGTCTTGCTCCAGCACCATAGTTACTTCTGCGGTCTCCTGGAATATTAATTCCAGTAGGGCTTGAGCCACCACGTTTATTTGCTTGTGCTTGAGTTTCTCCTGGGCGTGGAGTTCTTCTAGTATCTCTTCTTCCAGGAGTCATTCTATCTTTTTGGTAAGCTAAACTAATTCCTGGATATTTTCCTTCAAGTCCCTTTACGTGTGGGTCTATTGATTGAAAAGCTATATTTCCTAAACCTAAATCTTTATAGTATCCACTAGGTGAAATTTTTGACGCCATATCTTTTGCAACATTTTTAAGAATCCTTGATCTATCGGCATCATCAACTCCATTATGTGCTAAGAAATCATCTAGGTCTATTAATCTTTCTGGCTCTTGCAATGCTGCAATTATGTCTGCTCCAAGGGCTCCGTCGCCATTTAACTTCCCTGCCAAGGCGTCATTTATAGATTGAGGAAGAATCATTCCCCATCTTCCGACAAGATTTGCTTCTTTTCTACTTCCTAATCTATTATGACCAAATGCTTGAAGAATTGAATTTGAAATCTCTGGTGGCATATAGCCATCATTAGACATTCCAGTAATGCCGCCATTATTAATTGTTCTAAGAAGAGGAAGATTTTCCTTTGTTGCTTTTGCATTTACAACAAATTCTCCTGGCGTTAGCCATGCTGGAACAGTATCTGTACCTCTTGGACCTCCTGGAACTTTTTCTCCCCTGGCAAGATACACGGATCCGCCCATAGCAAATCTTTTTGGAATTGTTGTTTCTGTGCTATATCCAGCACCATAAGTTCTTACGCCTAATCCACGAGCAATCTTATTTAAAAGATCCCTTGTTCTTCCTGGGCGTGTAATTTCTTTCATGTTTGATTTTCCGCTTGCATCTACTACTGGTTGATTTACAAGTGGAAGTTGAGTTAAATTAATTGTTCTACCAGTTGCTTGTGCTACTCCAGTTGCTGCCGCTCCCATTGCTGCTTCAATTTCATAATTAAGTTGTGCAATTTGTGCACGGGCCTGATCAACTGTAATCTTGCCTGCCTGAAGCTCTGCAACAATTTGTGCAGATGCAGCAGCAGCTTTTGATGTTAGAGAAGTCATTTGAGGAAGCAGGGCCTGATATGAATCAGAAAGGCTTGATGTAATTGTTCCAGTTGCTGCAACTTCACGCTTTAAAACTTCAATTTCTGCATCTGACTGCATTGCCATTGCGCCAGTCATTGCATGCCATTTAGCTGCTTCTTCTGCAACTACACCAGTTGAAATACCTCTTACAGATGTCAATCCTTCAATCTTTGGAAGATCTCCAGACATATACATTTGTGGATTATCTTTAATCTTATTGTTTACTCTTGGTGCTCCTGGAACTACACCAAACAAAGTCTGTGCTAGTTTTTGTTCCGCAGTCATTCCAGCAACTGGGTTCATATGTGACATTGAACGTGTATCCATTGCACTAATTAATGGATGCTGTGGATTAACAACTCTTCCGCCAGGACCCGCCGCTTGAACAAGATTACCTGCCATTGTATTGATAGCTGGTGCAACAGAAATAGATCCAGTCTTAGCCTTTGCTTCTAAAATTGTAAATTCATCAATTAAGTTACGAAGTGCTAATTGTAATACTCCAGCTGCTTTGGCATCTGAATAAAAAGTTTGCTCAATTAATTTACCAGCTTTTTCTGAAGCTAAGATTTCTGGAGTTAAATATTTCCATCCTTCTCCGCCACGGAAGAATGATTTCATGTGCCCAATGCCCTTTAAAATATAACCAAAGAAGTTTGCAAGCACACCAGTTAACATAATAAGTGGTCCAGCAACTGCTGTGAGTCCGCCAATAAAGGATAATGCCTGCTTTAGAGGCTTTGGAAGATTGTTAACAAATTTTAACACATTATCAACAATGTTAATTAATGCTGTATTAATTGAAAGGAATTGTTCTCCAACTCCAGCTAAATCAGCCTTTAATCCTTCTACTGCTCTGCGATATTTACCAGATGCAGATTCTGTTACCTGAGACAATTCTCGGCCAGCTAGATTAGATAAATCTTGTGAGCTAGCTTTCATCAAGTCTAGAACTTTTAATGTTTGAGAACCTTGTTTACCTAAATTTTCAAACAAAGCGTTCATTCTTGCAAATTGAAATTTGCCAAATAGTTGCTCTATTGCCTGTTGTTTTTGTAATGGATCTAAATTATTTAGGGCACCTTGAAGCTCCATAAGTGTTCCTGTTACATTACCAGCATTTTGTTGAACAATGCCTAATAGGTCTATGCCAAAACCCTTGAATTTATCTACAGCTACATTTGTTGGATTAATTAATGAGGCTAATGCTGACTTAAGTGCATTTGCTCCTTCAGATGCATTAATTCCACCTTCTTTCATTGCTGTAAGGTATAATGCTAAATCTTTTACATCTCCACCCAAACCTTTAATTACTGGACCCGCCTTTGGAATTGCTTCCACTAAGTCGTTAAGCGTAGTTGATGTTTGGTTTTCAACTGCGTTTAAAAAGTTAATTGATTCTGAAAGTTGAATTGTATTTTGTTTAAAAGCTGTCTGGATTGCAAGTGTGGCTTTCATTGCATCTTGTCGATCTACTTCTCCAAGAACTGCAAGTCTGGTTGTTTCTTTTACAGAAGCTAGTAGTTCATTACCAGTTTTTCCAGTAGCAGCAATATCTGCAGCTAATCCAATAGTGTCTTTAAATGAAACTCCATATGCTTTAGACAACTCTTTAGATGTTGCAATAACATCGTCTCTTACTTTTCCTAATTGTGCTGATGATGTTCCTGCTACATCTCCATAAACTTTAGTCAAACGAACAAGTTCGGCATCTGCTTGTCTAAATGCATCCGCTGCTGCTTTACCAAATGCTGCTAGCGGTACAGATAAGCCTACTGTTAATTGACGACCTGCCCACTGAGTATTTTTACCCCAGTTAATAAGTTGGCCAGCACCTTCTTGAATAACCTTATTCATAATCTGCAATTCTTGTCTTGCAATTGCAGTTTTATTCTTTATCTCATCAATACCTCTGGGAACGTGTACGTTAAATTGCATAAGCCCCTGAGCATTTTTGCCTAGTGGCTGAAGTATTGCATTTTGTAGAGCAACTTGCTGCTTAGCAAGGTCTCTAATTAATCCGCCAGATGTTTTGGTATGCTGTTGGAGAGTTTGGAAATACTGATTTAGCTTTAACTTTCCGCCATCTAAGTTTTTTCCAAACTTCTCAACATCTGACTGTAAACTAACAAAATGTGTGGAGAATTGTCCAGTGCTTCGTAATGTGTCCGAAAAGGACTTATTCATTACTGAAATTTGATTTGCCAACATCTTGTTAGAGTTGGCTATTTGCTCCTGAAGTTTAGAGAGTGAGGCTGTAACCTTATGCACATCTGCAATAAGATTTGAAAAGTCGGCATTAGCGACTATATTCGTGACTATATTTTCGTCAGCCATTTACTAGTTACTCCCTAGAGTATCCTAATCCTGCTCCGATACCAAATCCTGCTTCTGCTGCAAATGATCCTTGCAAAGAAACAACATCATTTGCAGACGCACCAATACCTAGTGCTCTTGCTTTGATATCATCGAAGGTTAGACCCTCGCTTTTTTCTTTTTCTTCTCCATCTAAGTCAATACCTTGAAGTGATGCTAGAAACTTTCGCTTCTCTTGTTCCTTCTTTTGTATTGCCTTAAAAGTATTTATTAACTCTGGCATTGATAACTGTTCTTCTAGTTCTTCGTAATTTCTCCAATGACCTAGAAGAAACAATTCTCCTTCTAATGCGGCAAGGTCTAGTTCTGACCAGCCAGAACCGCCGCCGCTAGAAGGTTTGGGTCGTCCATCTTAATCCCACCGCATACTTCAAGGATGCGATTGATTGTGGGTACGTCCAGAGCATCTTCTAATGCATCTCTATCTTTTACTAGTTCAGGTAACTGTCTTTCAAGTGCAACTGCACATGCATCAATTAACACTGTAAGTGTTTCATCTTCTGTTTTTGAGTCTGCGGTCTTTTGAATTGCCGCCATAAACTTTCTTAGCTCTTTAATTGTAAGGGGCTTGAGCTTTGCCTTATCCCCATTTTGTAGTTCAATTTCTTCTACGTCGTATACTGTAGTTGCCAATTTATCCTCCTAGGATCGTCTAAATCATTATACTAAAATAGTATTACTAATACAAGCAGAAAACCCCCAAATTAATGGGGGTCTCTGGTTATAATAATATTAAATTATTATGCAGTGACTGTAAGGATACGGTCAATGATCTTTCCATATTCCTGGCCAGCGTATGCTGTATTACCATCTGGAAGCAGACGGAATGTTACTGGGAATGTGGTTGCTGAGTTACGAGCTAGAGAGAACTGTGATTGCTGTACTGAAAGAACACGACGTGCATAATATACACGCTCTGCTGAAACGATCTTGTCGTTTGAGCCTGTTGGTGCCTGTCCTACTGCAATTAGCTGACGCTCTGTTGGAGCTACACCTAGAGCACCAGCTGCAAGACCGAGGGTCTTTGTTCCTGATGTTGTTGGTGTTGCACCTGAGTAAGCTGCGTTTGTTGTCAAAGTATTTGTAGCAGAAATTGCTGATGAATATGTATCAGTTCCACCCTGTCCGAATACAACGAGTACGTTTTCAAGAGTACCTTCTGACATTTCTGTTGCGATCATAACTTCCATAGCTGACTTAAAAAGCTTTGCTGTATCAAGAAGCTGATCCACTGTTACTGAATCGTATGTTGGATTGTATGTAATCTGAAGACCGTTGTTTGTGTAACCTACGTTACGGAACTTATCAGATGTATCAGCGTTAACAGTAGTTGTATAAGATACACCTGATGAGAATGCAATACCTGTTGAAGCGCCTGGCTCCATATTTTCTACATATCCAGATTGCGTTGAATCTTTCTCTGAAAGGAACAGTGGTGACGCTCCAACGAGAATATTCTTAGCATTGTTGAATGATGACATTCTAACCTCCTATTTTCTAGAAATAAATATTAAATTTTTTTAAAACTTTTGTTGGCTGGCTAGGCCCTTTCCTCTATGTCTAATTTTAGGCCATTTGGGGTAATAAGGCAAATTTAAATGAATCTGCCGTTGACGTCAGCCATTCTTGAGTACTTTATCTCTAGGATGACGTCCGCAGAGAAAAATCCCTGCAATTCTTCAGATGGGGATGTTGGAGATATATCAGCAACAAATATGCTGTGGAATTTGAATTTATCTGAAAGACCAGACCACTTATTGACATCTCTAGCTGATTCGTCCATTCTTCTAAATTGATCTACCATAAAGTTTCTTAGAGCATTAATTTCAGATACGTCTGTTGAGTATACTGTAAATAATACCTGCTCGCAGCATATAGCCCACATATCTTCATATGACATTCCTATCTTGTCATATACAATATGTGTTTTCCCGCTCAAGAACTGGTTGAACTCTGCTGCCTGTTGTACTGGAATAATAGGAACAATCTCTAGGCCTACATTGTCGCTATAATAATCTGTTTCTTCAAATAGTCCAGCCGACTTTAATTCTTCCCATAAAAATTTACGTAGTTCTAGCATTGCATCTAGGTTATAATTTACTGTCATAGTGCTCCTCCAAATGCTGCTGCTAAGTTGGCATCTGCTTGTAGTTTAATTGAATTTGGTGAAAACTTATATTGAACTGTTTTAATGTTTGCTGGCAATTTAAGTGCCTTTGTCATTCCAGAATTAAATATTTTTTGAAAACCTGATTTTTTAATTGAATTGCTTACAAGCTGTCCTGAAAAGAAAATACTATATGCTAATCCAAATTGATTTCTGGCACCAGCCCCTCCTGGCCTTCTAACGGTCACTGAAGCCCCTTTAGGCATGAACACTGTAATACCATTAGATTCAAATACCAAGCGCTCAGCAGCCCTTGGAGCAATTACTACGGGCATTCCAGCTTCCATCACGGAAGCTTTATTTGCAAATACGTGTCTATGCTTCCCCTTGCTTGTTGGAACTAGAGATCTTGATGGCAATAATTCATAGTCTAATCTAAATGAAAGCCCATCTTGAGATAACTTATTTAATTTAAATAATCTTGCATTCATATCTCCTGTGCGTTTCCATTCATATACATGGTGAAGAGACTTAGGCTTTACTCTAGCCTGTGCATCAATATAAGCACCGAAGTCTGCCTGAATTTGATCAAACAGCGTTTTTGAGAATTTATTTTGAAAAGATTTACTTGTTGTTAGTTTAGATATAACTTGCGCCGTGTAATATACGTATGCAGATATTTGTGCCACATTGCTATCTTTTAATGGACCAGTAGATTGACCAACCATCAGTCTTTCTAGACCGCTGGAGGCTTGAACTAATAATTTGCTATTGTCCAATTCTTTGGTTCTCCGATCTCTTCATTGCTGAGTTATATGCAAGAACTCTGCCGAACGGATCTGTTAATGGGGTAGTTCCCATAACCTCAAATACGGTTGGTGTTTCTGTTGGAAAATTTATTTCGACCCAAATTACATTGCCATCCATATCTCTGATGTTTGTAACTTTTTCTCTAGCTGTTATTCTTTCTGCAGTTCTAACCTGAATAATTTGGTCATTAGTATACTTATTATCAAATATCTGCTTGTCACTAGATCTTGTAGTAGCCGAATTACTTACAACCCCTTTGGCATGGCAGTCTACAGTTTTATAATATTGCCATTCTTTTACTATGGCTCCAGTATCTGGGTTTTGGCTATCAAACTGTCTGTAAACGTCCATCTTCATAGACAGAACGGCGTCTATGAGACTATGCATTTAGATCACTACCATCTGGGTTAAGACGTAAGGCAAAAGGATCTGGTCCGCATAAACATTTCCAGTTCCTCTATAAGACTCATTATTATATTCAAAATGCCAGTCAAATGACTGTACGCTATGGACATACTTATTTCTCCATTGCCTATCTTTTGAGAAATAATCTTTCATTAATTCTATACATGCTAACTCTACTTCATCTGGAACATATTCCCAACCATATCTTCCAAATACTCTATACACGGAACCTTTCGCAAAAACTCCGCCACCTAAATCGTTAATAGAAGGTGGCACCATTCCATTTGCCGTATAAACTGTATTGTCAAGCATATTAGCACGATTTACTCTAATTCCAAATCCTGACTCAGAAATCTTTAAATCGTAGTTCCAGTTATTTACATCATTAATATAATCCACTAAAAGAATATCATTTTGTGTTAACTCATGGATTTCATGAATCTTGTATGGAAGTGATAGAACATCTGTCCCAGCTCCATACACTACCTGAGTATCATCATATAAAGAAAACTGTTGACCAGTATAATTTTCAATTACTTTTCTTGCCCATCTTTCAGCTTCAAGTATCTCGTTATATGTTTTATAGTTAGGATCTGATGGATCAGAGCCAAGGTTCAAAACACCGATTGCCTGCTCTATATCTGTATATGGAGTTGTTACAAAAATTTTATGTTCTTTTGAAAGGGCATTACCGTTAACCGAATACTCCCATTTCAATTTAAGACTTTTGCTTTTATCTGTAAGGCTAATTGGCAGAGCAATTTCATATACACCAATGTCTGTCTCTACTTTTTCTGATGTTAAAGTATATAGAACAGTCGTTGGTTCAATTAAAGTATTTAATGTTGGGTCTTCTGTAGTATCATATACTTTTACAGTTGGAACTGCATCAGCATCAACTGGTTCACCCCTCCAAAAAACTTTATGCTTTATTGGGTTATTTGTATTTACTAAAATCTCAGCCATTTATCTGGGTCTGATTAGCCGTAGTATTCTTGTACTTCCTTTGGTGTGGCTAAACGGAAACCCTCCTCCTTGTCAAAAATTTCTTGAGCTTGCTTTTCCTTCATTGCTACGAATGGGTGTTCTTTTGTAAAAGTATGTCCCATAATATCATAACGGAAATTTTCTCTAGTCATTCTGACAAGTACGGTATCTTCCGCCAAATCCGCTTTTGGATCAAACTTAGCTATGACCTCATCAGAAATATCTTCCGACTCTTCTACATCTTTAAGTGTCTTATTGTAAACCGCCCATGTAACGCCTTCTTCTGCTAGCGCTGCAATAATATCACTCTTACTTTTTAATCCTTCTGCGTCTACCGCAAAATCTTCTGCTATCTTTTTTAGTTCAGCAACCTTCAATGTCTCAAATGACATATTATCTCCTTTTTCTAGGTATATTTATTATAGCATTGTTAAATTAAAATGAAAAGCCCCCAAAATTAATTGGGGGCCTTTCCGTGGTTAATTCTTATTAAGAAGCAACCTTAACGTTCTTTACTACGACCCAAGCATCAGCTTGTTCGATCTGGACGCCAACACGAGTATACATTGTGTACTCAATTGAGTCCTTACGTGGCCAGAAGAAACGGTAAACAGTTACGTCACGCTTGATACCAATAACAACGTTATTTGGGAATGTCAAGTGGATGTCACCGTGTGAACCAGCTGCTCCTGAGTAGTCACCAGATTGTGTTTCTGGAAGAAGTGGAACTTCAACAATTGGAATACCAAATGCATATGGAGCAACATAACCTGCTGGTCCACCGACTACTGGAACATCTCCACGGATAATACCTGAAGCGATATCCTGTGGGTTAACATTCTGAATGTTTTGTGATGTTGAGTATAGGTAATCCTGGATCAAGTTTGATCCTGAAAGGAAGCGAAGGTCTGTACGACGTTGCTTGTACTTACGTGGAAGTGCCTTAAGTGCTGAGTTAAATACTGCACGAGAAATTGCAGCTCCACCAGCATCTACGACACGACCATTTGTCTTTGCCTTCTTTACTACACCGTTAAATGCCTTGTAAAGTGCATCGTCTGTTAGAGATGTGTTTCCGTTAAGGAGAACATCTTCAATGTCATTACCTGCCTGTGTTGCCATCATGCGGGCGATGTGATCTTCTAGATCTGGACCTTCAATATTGTCTTCTAGAGACTCAGTTGAAAGTTCCCAATCTAGACGAAGCTTCTTTGTTGTGAGAGAGATCTTTGAGAAAGTTACAGCAGAGTTTGCCCCTGTATTGTCTCCTTCTGTTGCAAGCTTCATAAGCTTTTCGCCTACTCCGATGCGATCAATCTCTGTTGTGTCTGACTTCATACGAACTGTACGGGCGACCTTACCGATAACGGTAGCGTCGAACATGTAGTCCAGGAAGCGAGCAGACTGTTCTGGATTCAAAAGACCGCCATTGCCGTCTTCTGAAGCTCTGTGGATACCTGTTCCACCTGTTGTGGAAGCAAAAGTACCAGTAGCTGTTGTACCAGATGCGATTGTTTTTTCTAACAATTCATTGCTCATTATATTATTTCACCTACCTTAGTTAGTTGATTAAATCTTTTACGGAGCCGAGGAAAGAACCGCCCCATGTTGATTTTTGGATTTTTACTTCCTGTGACCCGCCAAGGTCAGAGGACTTCTTAATTGCAGTCTCGGATTCTACTGCATCGACACGCTTTTCTACGCCATCAATCGTGTTCTTGATTTCATTAACTGCTGCACTTAGCGCAGTGTGCTGTTCTGCCAACTCTGAAATTCTTGTATCAACGCTCTTGCTGAATGTTTCAACTGTATCTTTAATAGCTGAAACCTGTGCAGCATTTGCTTCTGATGCCTTGTTTAGAGTATCTGAGAAAAAGCCTTTAAGATCGCCTAGCATCTTTGCAAAATCAGGTTCATCAACCTCAACTTCTGATACATCGGCTGCTTTTTCCAGAGTTTCGGCAGAAGCGTCTGCTGCTGCATCTTCTGCAGGAGCCTCAGCTGGTGCTTCTTCAGCAACAACTGGTGTTTCTTCAACAACTGGAGTCTCTTCGACTACTGTGTTTTCTGTATTTTCTGACACTTCATTACCTCCTTCTGCGTTTGCCTGTTTTGCAATTGTTTGTGTATCAGGCAACGGTAATCTTGACTTCTTGAATGAAGCAAGAATTTTATCTATCTCTTTTGACTTATTAACATCTGACGATTCTACCCAACCGATTAGAGTTGCAGGCTTACCAGAAATTGGTGAGTCAAATGTTTTCTCTGTTGATAGGAATACAGAGTTACTATCTTCGCAATAAAAAATATTTTCTGCTGTTACTTCTGCCGCCATGCCCTTAAAAATTAACTGGCCATTCATCTTTGAAATTGAAAGAACATTACAGAGTTCGTTTGCTGGTGAATCAACAATTGAAAGTTCAACTAGATCGTATCCCTTAATGAAACGAACTGTTGTTCCATCTGCCTTATTAACTTCATTGTCTGATTCTGTAATTTTTCCGCCGATTGAAAATCCTGTTAGAGTTCCGTCAAGAACTTTCTCCCATGTATCTTGTGCGCCCTTAGATACATAAACATCTACATAGATACCATTATAAAAAGACTTTGAGATTGGATCGTAAAATGTTTCTGGCTTAAATGAAAGCATCTTGCCAACTGCAAGTGGTGTGTGCATCTCACGAATGTTTCCACGGAAACCTTCAAATGCTTTTAGGCTAGCTTCTGATGTTACGACATCGCCAGTCTGATCAACGTTATCAAGTGTTGCAAAACCAGATACAGTTCTCTTCTCACGATTAACCTTTGTGAAAGGAACTGCTAAGTGGATGTTTTCTCCATTGGACGACCAATGTGACTTTTCAATGTTCATATGGTTTATTTTATCTATTTGTAGATAAAAAGGCAAATAACTAGTTGAGCAGTATTACTCTACTGTTCTGCCATCCCCCTTTGCATTACGGCCTTCACCAGCATTATCTGTCTGGTTATTTTGTCTTTCTTGGGAACGGGCTCTGGTATTTCCAGCCTGAGACCTTACTTCCGCCGCTGCTTGGGGTTTTAATTCAATTACTTCATCTCCTCCATCTAGAGGAATCATACCCTTTCGAATACGAACTTCATTAGGAGTAATTACCTGCATTCTTAAATATCTTTCATCAATTTTAGACTGTGTGTCTTCGTCTGTGAGTGTCAATTCATTAAATTTAAGAGTCAAAGCATCTGTTTTTTCAGCAAATATTTGATTTAATTTCTTTTCTAAAATCATTTGTGCTGGACGGCAAACCTGTTCTTTAAATGTCTTATCTGCGTCACGAGCATTTGCAAGGCTGACGCCTTCTGGGACTCCAATTTTATTAATTGGAACTCTATGAGCCAAAAGGATCTCGTCTCTATTTGCCTGACGATATTTATTAAATGATGATTCCTGGGTGCCAGCCTCAATTGGTTCCATCTTAAATTCAACCTTTGAATCTGGAGTATCGGCAGGAAGTGGGACATATAGAGATCTATGGTTCTTACCCTTAAGCCCAACCTGGAAAAATTCAAGAAGCTTTCTTTCTGACTCTGGTGAGAGCTTCGCACCCTTTACTGTAATAATATAACGAGGAACAGCTTTATTCTCAAAATAATCTAGGTTGTATCGACCAGCAAATTCGTTTCCAGCCAAGGCATTCTGAGCTGCAATAATATCTGGAATACCGTAGTAGTTATTCATTGGAGTGTACTTCTTCAAATGAATAACTTCGTTTGGACGATCTTCCTGAGATGTAATTGGGCTTAGCGTTTCTGTATCTCCAAAGTTTCTAAAATACACAGCCTTGCCATATAGTAATTGAATAAAGCCATCACGAAGACGACGAACTCTCATTGTTTTTGCTGGGATATGTCCGATATATCCAATATTGCCCGATGTTGTTCGGCTAATTTCTATAAAGCCATTACCAGTTGCCTCTAAGTCTGTATAAACTTTTTTAAGAGTTTCTGTAAATGTATCTTCATCGTTTGTAGAATCCAGCCATGCGTTGAGATCTTGACGTAATTTGTTTAGCTTTCTACGTGCTCGCTCTAATTGCTTTTCATCTGTTATGGCATCAAACGCATCATTTGTCTTTTTTGTTTCTACGAAGTCATAGCCAAGGCCTACTACGTTAGAAACCTTAGCATTAATTGCTGCGTAGTTGTATGTTGAAATTTCATAAATTTGTGAAAGATATTCAAGATTGTATGGAGGTTGAATAAGATCAAACATCGCATATCCAGTGATAGCCTGTGCTAGCAGATTCTGCTGTGTTCCCGCTCCATCAACACCAGTAAATGCTTTATTTAAATCTCTTCCCATCTTACGACGAAATGCTGGGCTTAATCCTCTTACTTTTTGTAGGTCATCTTTTCCAATATCGAATGGGTCATTGCTTGAAGCTTCTTTTTTAAATGAGAACCAATCAGAAGAATTATTAATTCTGATTTCGTTTACCTGTTCTGTTTCTTCTTCAATGAATTCCATTTTTTATCTCCTTGGATTCCCTAATTTTTTCATCTCGTCTTTATAGTTTCCTACATCCAATGGGTCTGGGACTAGACCCCATTCAAGTCTTTGCTTTTGATGTTCGAATTCTTCATCGTCGATTTTCCTGCGTCCAGAAAGAAATACAGGCCTGCCTTCAGAAATACCGTATGAACGAACTTCACGAGCCAATGCATCAATACGTGATCTGTTTCCTTTAATTGAGGTAATTGAGAGGAAGTTTCCATCATCATCACCAATCCATCTTCCGTCTGGCATTTCCCAGACATAAATCCCAAGTCTGGTCTCTTCGTCCAAAACTTGAGTATTAATCTTATTGATATCCATAGGTTTTTATTTTACCATTCTTTACTGTTTAAGTCCAGCTTTTTGTCAACCCGTGTGACAAATTATTTGTTTTGAAGCACTACCCAGTCGTTATTATAGAAATTTACTGAGTTTTCTGTCAGTGTAATTGACGAATCATCGGCTATTGCTGCCGCTCTGCCTATATGCATATTATAATGGTTAAGAGCATTTGCTGAGTCAAAGGCGGTTGGGTAATAGGTTATATACTGGTATAGGCTTGAGGGGCCACCAGAACTAAGATAATTGAATCTCAACGGACCAGAAATAGGGTTTGTTGTAACAATTACAACATGGTAAAGCTCTTCTGCGGAGAATAGGCTACTTACATTTGTAGCTGATGTCTTATTGACTCCATTGACATATATTGCAGATATGTTTATCTTATCAATAGTCCCAGTATTTCCCCAAGATAGCTTTGATGCCGAGTAGTCTCCAGTTGCCCCACTAAATAAAATGCAATTTGCTGTCAAAGCCGACGGCGTAAAGAAAAATTCTAAGGTTCTTATTGGCTCAATAGTATTTATTCTAAATCCAGAGGCAACGCCAGTCCTTAACCCATTTTGATTATGACGGGAAAGAACTGGGTGATCAATTCTACCCATTGTAATTTCTTTAGATGTAGCACCAGATATATCAGCAATTGTATAAATATAATCTGCATTACTTGGGGAATATAAAACCTGATCTTTGTAGAAACATATAATTAAACTATAAAGCCTTGGTAGATATTTAGATGTATCTGATGAGGTAAATGTTATCTCAAGATAGAGGATTCTTTCTGAGCTAAACGACCCTAATTTGAATTGAGGTATTGATTTTCCGTTTGCACAGGTTTCCCATGTATTGTCATCTATAGAAGCTCTTATAGATACACCGTTATCGCCGTTCCACTCTATCTTAGACGAGTCTAAATCGAATCCAGCAGGTATTGCTATGGCATCTTTGATTACGACGGTCTTAGACCCCGTAGAAGCCGTTTTTTTCATTTCCAAATATTTTTCATCACCGTTGTATATCAAATCTTCAGTAAGGAAATATTCCCAAGACTTATTGGTTGGATATACAAAATTAAATTTCTTGCTTACGCTATCATCATATATTTCAAATAGGGTTCCATTTTCTGGATAAGATATTTGAAGTGGGGTGGTTGTACCAGAATAAAAATAATGCTCTTTAATTTTGTCATATCCCATTGCGTATCTATATACGGCTGGAGCGTCTACTATAAAAGAATCAGAAGAACTATTTGTTGGTCCTAATTTAAGTGTGATTGATTCATGAGTAAACTTATAATTAGTTAAAGATTTCTTACTTGCAAATTTACCATCTACATACAATGCCATTTCTGTTTTTGAATATACGGCAACAATATGATGCGATTGATTAATGTGCGGAAGTGTATAATCTAGTCTTTCATTTTCAAGCCTAAATACTACATTACCCTTTTCATAGAAAATACCTATTACAGCCGAAGTATCCGCAAAAATTACAGTTGAATTATTTGTTGTAATTTTAGGATATAGCCATACCTCTAGGGAAAATTCATTGTCTGATGAATTGATATCTGCAAACCCGCCGTCGGCGGTAGACCCATAGTAGTCTTTGGTTACAGGTAAGGTTATATATTTTGTATTAGTTATTAGGGATCCATTAGATCCGCCAGAAACTAGTGGAATTAATCCAGTGGTTATTCCACCAGAATATGTTCCATTGTTTCCACATCCTGAAATATCAGCAGCGGTAGTTCCAGAACTTTCATCCAATGGCCAAAAACCAATTGGATAGTCCTTGACTATCTTGAGCTGATATGACATATTTTATTCCGCTGATTCTGCTTCTAGTTGTAACTTGAAAGCTTCATATGCAGGATTTCCATCAACGGCTGGAAATGAAGTGAACTCATCATTTCCTCTATCTATAATGATATGATCTGTTGTGGTTCCGTCCATATTTTCAGTTGTTATTGTTTGATAGTTTAGCATTATTTCCTCCTATAGTTCTGCGTTTAATCCGATGAATCCGCTAAGGCCACTTGCATTTGTCAATACACCATAAGTTTGACCAGTAGTTAGTCCTGATGTAGTACAATTTAATAAAGTTTTATCATTTCCAACAGAATTAGATTGTAAAGTTATATTTGTTATAGCAGTCAGTCCAGCCCCTTGCCAAATATTTACATTTGCAAAATCTACGGACGTAGGCTCTCTTCTCATTGTTACTGGGTAGTGCATAATTGGATATAGTATTGTTGAGCTGCCTGCTATTCCAATTGCTATTGGTACTGCTGCCCCGTTTGTTGAATTTGAAGTTTGTCTAAAATAATATCTTTGGCAAGCGGCAAGTTCGCCCTGAATAGTTCCTGCTGATCTTGAAAAATGTGTAGCTATGGAACCAACTTCAAGCTGTACTCCAGTAATTTCATAATAATCATTTGCTGCTGCAGTTCCTGTTGTTGATCCATAAAAAACAACTGCAAGTTGTGTAGATGCTGAAGAAATTGTACCAGTACAAGTAAATCTTTGCCAAGATGTTGTTAGCGTTGCAGTTGTTGCTGCTGCAGTAGATCTTGATCCGCCTTCAATTGTTGGCAATCCTACATCTGTTGTAGTATTCTGCCATACTTGTGCTTGTAAAGCGCTTGCCGTATCTGAATAATCTGCACCTTTTCTAGCATAAAAAGAAAGTGTAACTGTTTTTCCTGCTAATAATATAGAATTTGCAGTTTCTATAGGTTGACCAAAAAAATTTAATCCAGCTGTATTTCCTGCTGGTCTTTGAAACCTTGCACAATACTGTATTCCAGTTAATCCAGACAATTGTCTGCTTAAAACAATTGATCCAGATGGAGATGTATTCCAAACGTTCCATCTGTCTGCAGAATAGTTGTTTCCTCCAGAAATAGTATTTCCAACTGTTGGATTTGAGCTTCTTTGATAAATATCAAATGCACCATTTATAACAAAATTTTTTCCAGCATAATATTGTGCTCCATATGGCTGCCATGCTAATCCTGTTGAAGTTGTAGAATCAGAAACTAATACTGTTCCGTCCGCCCCTTTTGCTAAACGTGCAGGCACGTTGTCGGCGGTGGCAGTAAGAATATCCCCCTTAGCATCTACTAATGTATTAGGGATATAATCATGTGTATGTGCACCTACGCCAATTGGAACCCATGTATCTGTTTCTGTATCATATACATAAGCTGGTCTTGGTGTATTTCCGAGTGATGGCATTTATTCTCCTTTATAATTCCGCATCAGCAGACCAATCTCCATAAACTAAATATGAATTATTTAATGTAAAACTTGCAGACTTATTTAGTGTAACATAAAATCCTTTTTGATCGGTACTTACTGATGTTGAGGTTGCATCAATATCTGCCCCATTATAGTAAGTCCATGAATTATTAATTGCTCCACCTGATGTTCTATAAAGAACAACTGAAGGCGTAACCCTTTTTCTAACTTTGTAAAATCCATTTGCTCTTATGCTTCCAGTTGCAAGGGCAGTAGCGACTGATTGAAAACTTCCTCCACTACCAGATCCATTTGCTGGGAAAAACCCATCATTATAAGATGTTTCATAATATCTCTGACATGCTGCTAATTCTTCTTGAATTGTAGAGCCTGCTGTAGAAAATGTAGTGGCTATAGAACCCTCTTCTATTTTAACTTGAGAAATATATGCTCCATCTCCTACTGATTCTGCTACCCCATTATTTTTATAATAAACAAAAAGTATGCCTAGTGTTCCTGTTGAGGTTAAAGTTGCTGCAGAAGGAACTGTAAATGTAGCAGTAACCTTTGTAAATCCACTGGTATTAATTGCTGAAGCATTTCCTGCAATATATGTTGTTCCAGCATGAGCCTTTCCACCAGATGTGCTATAGTATCCAGCAATATTATATCTGTCAATTGCACCAATTGCTTTTACCTGTGCGCTAATTGTAATTACTTTACCAGCGAGGGCCATTGCATCTTGGTTTTCAAATGTATACAGTAGGTTCATTCTTCCA